ATGATCGAGCGCGGCTACGAACAGATGATGCGGGATATCCGGCGACTGAAGCAGGCATGGCTGGAGGGGTACTTTGACTACTCACTGGATCATGCCTGTACGGAGTATGGGGGGTGTCCGTTCAGACAGATCTGTCTCACCCGCGCGCCGGAGAGTATTCTCCCCCAGCTCTACGAGCGCCGTCGCTGGGACCCGGTTCGCCGGGAAGAGATCGTCGTCGAGCAAGATCAACCTTGGAGCTACTGACATGGAATTGAACCTTTACATCTACGCCCATTGGGACAAGTACGATAAGAAGGTGGAGTATGAGCTGTCCACCTACAGGAGGTCGGACGACAGCGGTCACGTACTTTTGGAGGAGAGAGTAATCTCCTTCGAGACGCCGGAAGAGAAGGCGGCGAAAGTGCAGCTTTCCAGCGCCATGAATAAGCAGCTCTCCTCTCTTCGCGCCTATCATCATGTGGAAGAGACACAGCTGCTCGAAACGATCAACGAGATGCTGGCGCTGGAGTTTAAGCCGGCAGCAGTAGTGGAAGAGCTCGAAGACGACATTAGCTATGTGGATCATTCACTTCGCCGGCCCTAAGGACGTAGTGGCCGCCGGCTTCTACATGTCACCCGAAGCATCCTTGGCCTTTAAGAAATGGTGCCAAGTGGAGAATCTCGGCCCAGATCGCGAGCGTATCGCTCGACGGAACGCCGACGCCCTGATGAAACGGGAGTATCCCCATTGACCAAGCCCCTCTCTGCTGGACGGACGCCGAAGGTACCGCGCATGAAAAATGCAAGCTACTTATCTTCGTTGGGTCACTCTTCCTTGGCGGCGCGTCTTTTGATCCAGGTGATTGTCCAGAACTCGGATATCGACGCGGAGGTACAGCCTATTTCTGCCCTGACTGTGGAGAAATCTGGGCGCGAGTGGTACTTGTGGATTCGCGGGGGAAGACCAGGGTATTCGATGAAGTGCATAAAGTTGCCTGCGAAAAGCACTATGATCGGTGGGAAGTCCCTGGGTCACTACTTGGAGGGTACAGAGGCGAAGGGTATTTGAAGTATCTGCCGATGGCGGCAGTTCAGAGAGAGTTTGCAATTCACCTTAGGCACTTAGGAGAAGAAACGTGAGCGAGAAATACTTCATGGTAGATGGGTACGGCGAGCCAAAGCTGCTGGAAGAGCGGCCGACTGTAGAAGAAGTGAAGGATAATGAAGGGACATGTTTCTTGTCTGCCGAGGTCATTCGCGGAGATGAGATTGTCCTACGGAAGGCAGTCGTCCTTGAAGCTGAAGGAGACGCGGAAGAGGATGAGCTGGATTGGGAGAAGGTTTCTTGAGCGCCGTCCCTCCTCTCCCCACCGTCAACACCGCAGTCCCTCTCTCTTACGACGAGCAGTTAGCGAAGGGTCTCGTCGGCCCGAACGTCCTTCTGAACGGCGAAGCCGGCACAGGGAAGACCTACATTCTCGGCACCCTCGCTGAGTGGTGTGAGCGGAATGGGAAAGAGATGTTCTACCTCGACATTGAGGGGTCTCTTGAAACCCTTCTCGGCTATTGGCGAGACACGGGAATGCCGCCCTTCAACCGTAAGGAACCCGCTTCTATCCCTGCCTGCCTCCACTGGCACCAGATGCGGACCGTCCCTGTCAGCCTCGTACAGATGTTAAAGGGCGCGAAGGACACCGGCGAAATGTCCTACGAGCTGCTGACGAAGATGAGCGACAATGCTCGCGGGGGGCAGAACAATTCCTTCTGGAAGATTCTCGCCGCCATGTCGGACTTCAAGGATGACCGGACGGGGAAGCTCTTCGGCCCGGTGGATCAGTTCAGCAAGGACAGGGTATTTGTCCTTGACAGCTTTACTGAGCTGAGCAACTCCGCCGCCAAGATGGTCATCGGCGCGAAGCCGACTATGTCCCCGCCTGACTACGGCGTGGCGCAGAACCATCTGATGAACTTCCTCCGCCTGATCACGCACGGGACGGCGGCTACCTTCGTCATGACGGCCCACCCGGTGAGGGATAAGGATGAAGTGTCGGGTTCGGTGAGGACGACGATCTCTACTGTCGGCACCGCCATTCAGCCGCAGATACCGCCCCTCTTTTCCGACGTGATCTACACGGTGAGGGAGGGGGATAAATTCTGGTGGGATACGGCGGCTTACGGAGTGGTGACAAAGACGAGATCGTTGGGCTATCGGTCGAAAATCACTCCCGATTTCGCCGCCATCATGGATCTTTGGCTCAAACGTAGCGCCGGTAAATAACCGTCCATTATCCCCGCATAATGGCCGTCTACATCCCAAGTTGGCTGGAAATTGCCGTGATGATTCTATCCGGCCTTGGTGGCATAGCCCTAGGCGCTGTCATAATCTGGCTCACTGATTAAAATTCAAGAGGCCGAAGTCGCAGCCTCTTGTCTCAGCAGTAAACGCGACGATATCAACCTATCACGAAAGGTATCAAAGATGAGCAACGCACCAAGCGGTTTCGATCCGAACCTGTTTCTCGACGCCCAACAGGATACGCCGAACGTCAAGCGTCCGCCCCTCCCCGTGCAGAACCCGACGCGGCCAGACGGCTGCTATATCGGGATCATCGGGGAAGTGAAGATGGACAGCGGCATCATCGGCAAGGGCGATCGCATCGGCCAGCCCTGGCTGTCGGCGATCCTCCCCATCTCCGTCGAGGTTCCGCAGCAAGTCCAGGATGCGATGGGGCTGAAGCTGGAGAAGGGCACGATCACTCTGACCGACCGGGCCATGATCGACCTGACTCCGCAGAACACCATCGACAACAGCGTGGGACGGAATCGCCGGCAGCGGCAGTACCGCGACGCGCTCGACTTGAACAAGCCGGGCGATGTGTGGAGCTGGAGAAAGGCGCAGGGTCAGGCAGTCCTGATCAAGTTGGAGCACGAGCTGTACAACGGCGAGATCCAGGAGCGGATCGGCGCGATTCTGAAGCGCACCTAACCAGGAGGGCTCAATGTCCGCCGAAGAAAAGAGGACTTACATCCTCAACATGAAGGACGGCACGAAGCAGAAGATCACAGTGCCGAGTAAGTGGAAGCTGTCTTTCGGTCCGCTTGTTCCAGGGTCGAAGGGTGGCGACTACAACAGACACGACAATCTGGTTCTTCGTCTTTGGGAAGGCAACAAAGATAACCAGCGCGCCGTGTTCGTCGGCGTAGAGTCCTGGCGTGACACCCAAGAACTCGCCATCGAAGTCGAGCAGGTCGAGAAGCGTCAGCAGCAGGTCATGGTCGATGTGCCTGGAGAGGGGCAGAAGGCCTGTATCGTGGAAGCGGAATTGCGTAAGTGGGTCAACCCGGACGTAGCGGTTTCGCCGCGCTCCGAGTTCACTCAGCTTCCGAAGACTGTGCTGGAGTAGTAAAGGTAGGGGGTTTCGGCCCCCTCCTTTTCCAAAGTCGGTAATCGCCGACTTCGCAAAGGGAGATACGGATGGACGGAATGCCAGGGGATCAAGAGCTGATGTTGGATATTCCTTTCTTTGACAGTGAGCCGATCAAAGTGCTTGATCACGGCCATGTCAGACTGGTTGACTTCATGGGCAGTGATCTATCCATCGTGCGAGCCGCCCGTGTCAGCTTCGCCGCCGAGCCGAGGCAAGACGGCTCCGACGCCAAGCTAATTCACTATCTTCTGAAGAACGCCCACACCTCCCCCTTCGAGTCGGTGACTTTTACCTTCGACGTGAAGGCTCCCATCTTTATCTTCCGTCAGTGGCATCGACACCGGACCTGGAGCTTCAATGAAGTGTCGGCGCGGTATACAGAGCTGCCGGAGGAATTCTACACTCCTGAGGCAGCCATTGTCGGCAAGCAGTCTCAGTCTAACAAGCAGGCTCGCGACATTTTCCCTGATGAAATAGTAAAGGGTCAACGACATGCCGCCCGGATATGGATGCAGTGTACGGCTGCATTCAAGCGTTATCGGGAATTGCTGGCCGACGGCTGCCCCCGCGAGCTAGCTCGCAGCGTCCTCCCCGTTGCCACCTACAACCACATGTTCGCCACAGTGGACCTGCATAACCTATTCCACTTCCTCAAGCTGCGCCTGCACCCCCACGCGCAGTATGAGATTCGCGTTTACGCCGAAGCGACGCTTTCGTTAATCGAGAGTATCGTTCCTGTTGCAGTTGCAGCATTCCGTCAACACACCTTAGGAGAAAGCAATGCCCAAGAAGGAAGATAACTCTGTTGCACTCGAAGCGCATGCGCTGATCCATGGAGCGCGCCGAAAGCAGTACGGGCCAGTAGAGGCCTCGTTCCAGCGTATCGCCGCGATGGCAAACGTCATGCTGGAAGATCGTCTGAAGGAGGACCTGACACCTGGCGACGTCGCCAAGTTCATGCTCTGTGTAAAGATGGTGAGAGAGCGTGGTGCGCACCATCGAGATAACTGCGTCGATCTTTGCGGCTACGCCGACCTGCTCCAACAGCTCGCTGAAGCAGATCAGCTGTAAGTGCAGAAAAAGAAACACAGTCTTCTGGAGGTGTGCATAAGCACGGCGATAGGCTTTGTTATTGCCTTTATCTCCAACCTTATCATACTGCCCATCTTCGGCTTTCATCCGACCTGGCATCAAAATCTCTGGATGACTGTGTTCTTCACTGTAGTCAGCGTGATTCGTGGATACTACGTTCGCCGGCTGTTTAACCTGTTACACGTTAAGGGAATCCTTTGAAGACTCTCCCCATCAGTTCTATCACCATCGCTCCTGATCGTCAGCGACAGGAGTTCGATCTCGCCAGCCTGAATGAACTTGGGGAGAGCATTAAGAACCACGGGCTGTTTCATCCGGTGGTGCTACGCGGAGACATGAGCGAAGGAGACTGGACATGGCATTTAGTTTCCGGCGAGCGGCGCCTCCGTGCCATCAGCGACATTCACGAACTCGGCGGGCAGTTCCGTTACGACGATCAGCTCGTCCCGGCTGGTCATATCCCCTACGTCGAGCTGGGCGACTTAACTGAACTGGAAAGAGAGCGAGCCGAATACGATGAGAACTCGAAGCGGACCAATCTCACTTGGCAGGAAGATGCCGCAGCAGTTCAGCGCCTCGCGGCAGCTGAGGCTAAGGCCGCTGGAGTTCCTCTACTTACCTCCGAGATTGTTCGCGAGGTGGCTCGGGCAACCACTCCAGCGGCGAAGGACTTACCGACAGGTTCACTTGGAGTCCATCAAGAGAACACTCGTCGCCAGATTATCGTTGCAGCAAACACACTCCTGTCATTCTTTTTGCTGACGAGATTGTATGGAAGGGAAGTGCTACGCATTACTTTAAGGCAAA